CACAAACAACAACCGGAAACTCCTTAAGCGGCGACAAGATGAAAAAATCGATAACGTGTCGGCCTTATTAGACGCCTATGTTGCTTGGAAAGCTAATAAGGAGGTGTTTGAGTGATCGTCACAACATCCGCGTTATATTCCGCTCGAAAGGAGGTGCTGAATGGGAATTACTGATAGAATCAAGCATGCGTGGAACGCTTTTTCAACATCCGATGCTGCTCAACCGATGTGGGCATCGGCGGCCAGCTATGGAAACTCGAGTCCGACTCGAATCCGAATCAGTAGCGCCAGCGACAGAACCATCATCACGTCAATCTATACAAGATTGGCGATCGACTTCGCCGCGACAACAATCCGACATGTCAGATTGGACGAAAACGGTAGGTTTGCTGAGGAAATTGACAGCGGACTCAACTCGTGTCTAATGCTCGAAGCAAATATTGATCAAGCCGCAACCGCGCTAAAACAAGATCTTGCCATGACAATGTTCGATCAAGGCGTGATCGCGGTCGTCCCGACCGACACGTCACTAAATCCAAATGTCACCGGAAGCTATGACATCTTAACGATGCGCGTTGGGACCATCACACAATGGTATCCTCGTCACGTTCGTGTTAGTCTCTATAACGAGGCAAAGGGACGACGTGAAGAGATCACGGTTGAAAAGCGCCTAGTCGCAATCATCGAGAATCCTTTCTACTCTGTGATGAACGAGCCAAGCTCAACTCTCCAGCGACTTGTTCGAAAACTAAATCTTCTTGACGCTATTGACGAGGCCTCTGGCTCTGGCAAACTCGACCTCATTATTCAGCTCCCATACGTCATCAAATCTGACGCTCGCCGAGCTCAAGCGGAAAAGCGCCGAGAAGACATCGAGATTCAGCTAAAAGGCAGCAAGTATGGCATAGCCTACACGGACGGTACCGAAAAGGTGACGCAGCTGAACCGTCCTGCTGAAAACAATCTCATGGGACAAATCGAGTACCTCATCGGGATGCTATATGGCCAGTTGGGTCTAACTCCAGAGATCATGAATGGCACGGCCGACGAGAAGACCATGACCAACTACATGAATAGAACCATTGCGCCACTTCTCGATGCTGTGGTCGAAGAATTTTCACGTAAATTCCTGACAAAGACTGCTCGATCCCAGCGCCAGTCAATCATCTACTTCCAAGACATGTTCAAATTCATCCCGATTAGCTCGATGGCGGATCTTGTCGATAAACTTGCTCGTAACGAAGTCTTGAGTTCGAACGAAATTCGTGGGATTATGGGCATTAAACCATCATCAGATCCTAAAGCGGATAAACTCCAAAACAGCAACATGCCAGTTCCGTCGGAGCCGGCACCCTCACCACAAGCACTACAAATACAGGAAGGAGACAGTCAAAATGGAAGCTGATTTCAGCGGATACGCCACTAAGGCTGGCCTCAAGTGCTCCGACGGGCGAACCATCATGCCTGAAGCTTTTGCTCACATGGATGGAAAAATGGTTCCTCTCGTTTGGCAGCATGGACACAATACGCCAGAGAATGTTCTCGGACACGCACTGCTTGAGGCTCGCGATGGCGACCTCTACGCTTATGCGTTCTTCAACGAAACTGCTCCGGCAAAGCACATCAAAGAAGCCGTTCAGCACAAAGACATTAACATGTTGTCGATTTACGCTAATGGACTCGTTGAGCGTAGCAAGCAGGTTTTCCACGGTATGGTTCGCGAGGTTAGCGTTTGTATTTCCGGCGCAAATCCTGGCGCCCTGATCGATTACGTCGCTATTGCACACAGCGACGGAAGCATCGAGACCATCGAAGATGAAGCCGTTATCTACACTGGGCTCGGGATCGTGCTTTCTAACGCAGACACGACCGATATCGCCCATAAGGCTGCTGTCGAAGATGAAAGGACGGTTCAGGAAATCTATGACACCCTGAACGAGGAACAGCGCAACGTGGTAAACTTCATGCTTGCCACAGCCTTCGGGGCTGCAAGTGAACTTGCCCAGTCTGACCAGGATGTTGTCGATCCTGATTCCACTCCAGACGAAATCTACAACGCACTTTCAGATGCACAAAAGACTGCTGTGCAAACCATGATTTCCGCCGCGACCGCTGCGGTTCAACATTCAGACGATACCACCAAGAAGGGACCCGACGCTATGTCGCGAAACGTTTTTGAGCAGACCGCTCCCAAGGCCGAGGGAACCACTCTCTCGCACGATCAGATCGCCACTATTGTGGCTGATGCGCAGAAGATGGGCTCTCTCAAAGAGTCGGTTCTTGCGCATGCCCAGGATTATGGCATCACGGACATCGATTACCTCTTCCCCGACGCCAAGACTGTTGGCGACATGCCCGACCTTATTGCCCGCCGCACCGAGTGGGTCAGCAAGGTTCTTGGCGGAGCCCAGCACTCGCCGTTTGCTCGAATCAAGTCGATTGGCGCAGACATCACTGCCGAGGAGGCTCGCGCAAAGGGTTACGTCAAGGGTAACCTGAAGAAGGATGAGATCATCAGGCTTCTGAAGCGCGTGACCATTCCGACCACCGTCTACAAGAAGCAGAAGCTCGATCGTGACGACATCGTCGACATCACCGACTTCAACGTTGTCGCTTGGCTCAAGTGGGAGATGCGTTTCATGCTCGAGGAGGAACTCGCTCGCGCGATCCTCATTGGCGATGGCCGCGAACCCGACGATGCGGACAAGATTGACGAAGAAAAGCTTCGCCCGATCGCATGGGATGCCGATCTCTACTCGCATTCGGTGACTGTCCCGGCAAACACCGATGCCGAAGGGATCATGGAGTCAGTTCTTCGTGCCCGCAAGTTCTACAAGGGCACTGGTCGTCCCTCGTTCTACACCACGGACGATATCCTCACTGACATGATCCTTCTCAAGGATAAGGTCGGTCGTCGCAAGTTCAACACTGAAGCTGAAGTCGCCGCTGCACTTCGCGTTGCCGAGGTTGTTGTGGTCGAGGTCATGGAGGATGTTCCTGATCTTCTCGGCATCATCGTCAACATGGCCGACTACAAGATCGGCGCCGATAAGGGCGGCGAAATCTCCATGTTCGACGATTTCGACATCGACTACAACCAGCAGAAGTACCTGATTGAGACCCGCGCCAGCGGAGCCCTCACCAAGTTCAAGTCTGCCGTCGTCATCAAGCGCACGAATGGGACGACCGTAACCCCGACCGCTCCGACATACAATGCCGGGACGCATACCATCACGATTCCGACTATTGCTGGTGTGACTTACTACAACGTGACCGATATCCTGAGCGAGGTTTCCCTCTCGGCTGGCGCGCTCGTCATCACGAAGACCACGGATGTTGAAGCTCGTCCGAACACGGGTTACAACTTCCCGCACAACATTGACGCTGACTGGACTTACGCGTACACTGCCTGATAGGAGTTCAGAATGGCAAGATTCTATGATGTGGTTGGGTATGGCGTAACCATCGAAACTGCACCTGGTGTGTGGGAAGATGTCATCACTGAAACCGCATATTTTGGTGATGTTATTCGCAACACACGCAAGATGCAAGACGGAGAACATCTTAATGATAATCTCACGGTGAGCAATTCAATCTCAATCGTTGCTGATGCTTACGCAGCGCAAAACTTCTTTGCCATTCGCTATGTAAAGTGGGCGGGGGCTTATTGGACAATTTCCGACGTGGAAGTTCAGAGCCCCCGCCTTATCCTGCGGTTAGGAGGTGTTTACAATGGGCCGAAGGCTACAGTTGCAGGCACTCCTTGAGTCTGTCCTAGGTAGTCGGAATGTATATTTCCAGCCGCCAGCGACAATTCAAATGCAGTATCCATGCATTGTCTACCAGCGCGAGCCCGAAGACAAGATATTTGCTGGAAACAACGCATATCGAACCGTTAAACAGTATCAGGTCACTGTTATAGACAGAAACCCAGACAGTGATATTCCCGATAAAGTTTCGGCTCTTCCGCAAACCTCGCATAGCAGATCTTATCCCGCAGACAATCTCAATCACGATGTCTATAACTTGTTCTTCTAGGAAGGAAGAAACAGATGACGAAACTTCTCTGGGATCAGCCTGGCGAACATCGGTTTGAAACCGGTGTTGACCAAGGCGTCCTCTACATCCCGACCAATGGCGTTTACTCGATCGGGTATGCGTGGAATGGTCTTACCGCTCTCACCGAATCTCCTTCTGGAGCCGAAGCTTCTGCGGTCTACGCAAACAACAAAAAGTACCTCAACCTGATTTCGGCAGAAGAGTTTGGTGCTACTCTTGAAGCGTTCACTTATCCGGACGCTTTTATCCCATGTGATGGTGGCGCAGCTCCCTCGCAGGGTGTCACCATTGGACAGCAGCCTCGCAAGGAGTTTGGTCTTGCCTATCGCACCAAGGTTGGTACCGACGCCAACCCAGAGCTTGGGTATAAGCTTCATATGGTTTACGGTTGCCTGGCCGCTCCTTCTGAGCGCGCCTACGCGACCGTCAACGATACTCCTGAAGCCATGCCGTTGAGCTGGGAAATCAGCACGACGCCAGTGAACATCACGGGCTACAAGCCGACCGCAATTCTCACGATCGATTCGACGAAGGTTACGGCAGCCAATCTTTTGGCGCTTGAAAACGCGTTGTATGGAACGGTTGGTACGGACCCGCGCCTCCCGCTCCCTGACGAGGTTGTTGGCATGTTTGCTGGTGGTATTGTCAACGCAACCCCGACGATGCCTACTTTCGTCTCGGCCACCGGTGTCATCACGATTCCGGCAATCACCGGCGTCATCTACAAGCGTGCCGACACAAACGCAACGGTTGTCGGAACCACCACTATTGCTGGCACGACTGGCGCCAACCTCATCATCTATGCCATTCCGGCTGCTGGCTACCAGTTCCCGGCCGGCGTCGACGACGACTGGCTGTTCACTCGCACGGCATAAGTCTAAACACAGGGAGATCAGGGAATGCTCACTATCAAAATCCAAGGCGATGAACTTTTCAACGAGCAAACTTCCGAGTTTGTTAAAGACTCGTCGCTCACGATCGAACTCGAGCATTCTCTGGTTTCACTGTCAAAATGGGAGGCGCATTTCGAAAAAGCCTTTCTTGGTCCAAACGAAATGACCACCGAAGAAGCCAACTGGTACATTCGAGCGATGGTTTTGACTCCGAATTTTCCCCCGGAGGTAATCTCAAAACTATCAAACCAAAATCTGGCCGAAATCAACAACTACATCAACGCAAAACAGACCGCCACTTGGTTCGCTGACACCCCAAATCGACCCTCGCGAGAAGTCATAACAGCAGAGCTCATCTACTACTGGATGATTGCGCTCACAATTCCGTTTGAGTGTCAATACTGGCATCTTAATCGCCTCTTGACACTCATCAAAGTTTGCAACGTTAAGAATGCTCCTCGCAAAAGAATGGGCGCCACCGAATTGGCGCAAAAGCAGCGCGCTCTTAATGAGCAGCGCCGTGCCAAATACGGAACCTCTGGCTAAAAAGGAGAAGACATGCCCCGATTGGTCTGGGATGCAAGTGGAGAAAAAGTTTATGAGTCTGGTGTCACAAACGGCGTTCTTTATGTTGAAGGCCACGACGGTGTTGTTTGGAATGGTCTTATTTCTGTGTCGGAAGATCCTTCTGGCGGAGAATCTAAAGCTTACTACATGGATGGCATCAAATACTTGATCAAAAATTCCCCGGAGGAATTTTCAGCCACAATCGAGGCGTTTACCTATCCTGACGAGTGGGGCGCCTGCGATGGGACCGCCGTAATCGACGTTGGTCTTTACGCCACACAGCAAACACGGTCGCCTTTTGGGCTAACCTACAAGACGCTTGTTGGTAATGACACCGACGGTGTTGACCACGGTTATAAGCTGCACTTCGTCTATAACGCGTCCGCATCACCATCCTCTCGTTCGAACCAAACGCTCACCGACACGCCAAGTCCGGAAACATTTAGTTGGAAAATCGAGACAAAACCTGTTGTGGTCTCTGGTTTTAAACCAACCGCACACTTTTTCCTGGACTCCAGGACCACAAACGCAGAACTTCTTGCACGCATTGAAGATCTTGTTTATGGCTCCAACGACAACGCCGCTTACCTGCCGTCGATTGATGAGTTGCGCATTCTGTTCGCGACGTATGACGTTCAGATGCTGATCGTCGACAATGGCGATGGCACTTGGACTGCTTCTGGTCCCGACGAAATGGTAAACTTCATCGATGGCGACACATTCACCATCACGAGCACTTCTGCGGTCTACGTCGACGCCGACACTTACACCGTCACCACAATCTGATTCGAAGGAGTCAAAATGGCAACCGTAACGGGCTTTACAGCCGCCAGAATGAAGCAGATCGAGGATGACACTATTGTTGCCGCTCGACTTTCTGGCGATAACCTTATCTTAACCAACAACGCTGGCGTCGATATTAACGTTGGGAGTGTTCGGGGTCTTCAGGGTACTAGCGTCACGACAGCAACCACGGCCGAAACTCTGGCGGGCACAATCTCCAACAAAGCCGTGGCCCCAACCGCCGTCGCAACCAATATCTCTACAACGGGTTTGGCTAAGGTACAATTCATTCCTGCGGGAGGAACGGTCACTGGTTCTCCTGGTGCTTACGCCTTAATTATTGAACTGGGGGCGTAATGCCCGCGCCGACTATTGTTGCCGGATCGCTTGTTACGGCATATGCGCAGGGAACGTCTGTAACCATCAGCAAACCAAGCGGTCTCGTTAATGGCGACGTCATTGTTATTGCCATTCGCGCGCAAGGGCTGATTT